TTATGTAAATAAAATATATTCATTACGCTATTATAACATCATTTAAGTCTTTTGTCAAGTACTTTGATTGAAGTTGCATTAATTCATGTAACTTATCTTGCCACAATCTTTTAAAATCATCATTTGTAGCATCTTGAAATGCATTATATAATACCGTTACTCTTTTCCAATACAATTCTTCACTATAGTTCATATACACCTCTTATGTTGTATTTAATTAATGTTGCGACTAGTTCTGTATAGTTCGGTCTACTAGCATACTTTGTTAATGTGTGTGCTAAATCTAATCCATTTGGTGTTTCACCATGTTCTAATATCTTTGCTCTCACTTCTCTAAATTCTTCATAAGCAAAAACTTCGTTTATTATTTTAATGTAATGAGCAACACTATCACATTTGGTTTTAAATACTTTCACACCCCAACCTGGCCACTTTGTCCACGGTATAGGTAATAGATATGGTTCATCTTTATTCCATGTTCTAATACCAAATAAATTATTTGCCTCGTTAGCAAATCTACTTGTTCCCCAACCAGTTTCTAATGCTGCCTGTGCAATTATTAGTTCTCTAGGAATTTGTTTTTCTCTAGGTACATCTGTGTATAGATGAGTAATACATTCATTTAGTGAATATACAAAATCATCTTTGTTATCTGTTGCAACAACTGGTATAATAGAATATTCTTTCTCAATCATTCCCACATCAGAATTTTCTGGTGGCTGTGTTAGTTCATTAAACTCTGGGCAACCATCATCAGTACACGGTGCTGGTTGACAAGCATATACAAAAAAGTATATACCTGAAATTGCTAGTAGGTAAGAAATGTATTTCATAGTAGTTTCCTCAACTCTCTTTTCGTAGCATAGTCTTTATGTAGTTTACAAGTAAACCATCTAAACTTTGGTTGTGGTAGAGCAGGACCTTCTATCTCTAACTCGTTTGTTGTTTCTGCATAGATTAACTTTTTCAGAAACAAAGAAAGGGCAGCGTCATACTCTTTACAAGGTTTGTATTCTGCCTTAACTCTTTTGGGTGTTTCGTAGATACCCTTACGGCTTTCTACAATTGCTTTGATTATTTTTTTTTCGTATCTATTTAATTTCATTTATTGCCTTTTCATATGATGAACCTTGACCGACTAATACGCCGGTTTCAAGTCCTGTTAATCTAGTTTTTGTTTTTGCTATTCTTATATCTTCAGAGCTTATATTTTCAAAAGAGGATAAATCTTGTTCTTCAACTGGAAAAACATTTTCTTCTCTTAATTCAGGTTTCAAAAACATATAATATTGATATGCTAATTCTTCAGTAGCAAACCATGTAACTCCTTGAATTTCTAAAATCTCTGGTCTATCAGAATCTTTGATAGACACCATGCAATAATAGTTACTCATTAAGCAGCCTTCATTGTTGACATTTGAACACGGTATCTAGGACCGTTAATAACTTGAACTACTGCTCTAGTACGAGCAATCTTTTCAATGTGTCCAGTCATATTACTAAATGTAACTTTTTGTCCAACATTAAATGTTGACCCAGCGTTCATCGCCAGGATTTGTCTTTGAGTTTTAATCATGCCGATTACAGCATTTAAATCCTCGTTTGTGCAATTTTCTATTCTTGCTTGAATTTCTAGTATTGGTCGTTTCATAATGTATCCTTTTATTTATTATTATTCTTATACTATACACTAAAACAGGACAAATGTCAAGGAAATAATGAATTTAAAAGTGTTATATTTCAATAACTTACAAATTAGTTTAAATAAAAAAACCCTTATAAATCAACAACTTATATATGACAATAATCGTTGAAAAACAAGGGTTTTTGATAGGGGGCTCTAGATTTATTACGGCAATAACCCCTATTTCTTATACTGGATATGATGGTTTTTTCTCTTTTTTAATAAAGTCATTATCCCAACCAAATGCTTCTTTCACCAGGTTAGCAGTAAATCCTTTATATACATTATTTACTTTTTTATTAACAACTGTAATCAAAAATTCTGCCTCTTCAGCAGATAATCCTTCTAGTATTTGTATAAAAACTGTTTCTCTTTTTGTATTTGATAGTGAGTTATCACCACCTTTTATAAAAAGATACAATCTTTTTGCTTCTCTAGATAATAGTGTATGGTCTGTGCCTAGTGGTGCATCATTAACTTTGTATGGTATTTCTTCACCTGTTGGTAATGACCATTCTACTTTAGGATCAAATGCACCTTTTAGTACTTGTCTTAAAGGTACTGAATTATTATCTCTTAATACTTGCAGTTTTCTAGGTTTATCTTTTGCATTATTTACTTTCATAGCAATCTCACTCATCAATGGAGGTAGAGCTCTACCTGATTCAACTAGTGTTCTCATTCCTTTTCTTGTTGCTAATGCTGGGTGTGATTGTGTAGGTTCTGTTCCCCTACTATCGCTTTGTATTGAGCCGTCTGCATTTCTTCTTATTATAGCCATTGTTATTTCTCCTTAACAGTTCTTTCAAAGTTAAAATTCATCTATAACTTCGATTAAAGTTTTAAGTTTCTTTGTTATAAAGTAGTTCAGTATTTTATCTCTACTTGCCACTTTAACATCATTAAACTCATTAATTATCTTTGCCTCTAGTTCAGGCGGTATACAACTTAAATCAATTAATTGTCGATTTCGATTGTAATTCTTTTGTTCTTCTTCAGTAAATGTCATAATCATTTCATTTACCCAAGCTTCAATTTTCTTTTTACTTAAAGGTCTTTGTCGTCTACCTTCTTCAACAAATACATTATCATCTGATAATACATTAGGGATCCCATCACTTCGGTCACCTTTTAATATATGTTCTTTAATATATATACTTGGTGTTTCATCTGTACCTACAAATTTAGATAGTACAGGATTATATTGTCTAACATTAGAATTGTGTAATTGTATAAAGTCTTTGTCACCAGATAGTATCAGTACCTTTTTAGCATGATTAGGTCCTGTTTGTCTTTGTAATCTGTTGACTAGTGTAGCAATAATATCATCAGCTTCTGCTGTTTCTATTTCAATAACTTTGTAAGGTAAAAAGTTTCTTATCTCATCTTTGATATTGTGTAACATAGCAAAGATAGCATTCCAATCATGTTCTGATTTTGCTCTATTTGCTTTTCTACCTGCTTTGTAATTAGGAAACACTTCTCGTCTCCATACATTCTTACTATCACAAGCGATTATCATTTCGCCGTATTCTTTTCTAAATTTTTTATTGTGGCCTCGGAGAGAGTTTAGAACCATATGTCGGACTAAATCTTCACTTAAAGTCATACTATCTCTACTGAGCGTAACCATAAGGTTTGAAATCATTATTTGGTTTATATCAACTATTATCATATATCTTATTATATCACACTTCTTAATAAATGTAAAGCACTTATTCTAGGTCAAATTCAAAGTCAACATCTACTGTTTTCTCTTGTTTTTCTTCTGGTTTTGGGGGCACCACAACTGCTTTAACAGTTTTGATGATTCTATTGTAGTGAATTTCAGTAAGTTTCTTACCATCTGGTGTTGTAAGAATATTAACAAGTGTATCTGTAATCTTTTGCAATGGGTGGGGTTTATTAAAATCTCTTTTCAATAAACTTTTGATTGATTCTATAGTGATTGCTAAATCTCTTAAAAATATATCATCATTAATATCTACCACATTGTCTTTAAGAACCTCTAATACGTCTAAGCTTAATTGTTCTGTCAACTGCTCAATGAATTGTTCTTCTTTGAAGTGTTGTTTTTGTTCGTCAGAAATTGTTACCTCTGGCACAGTTCGTTTAACTCTATGCATTGGGAATTGTAATATTTTTCCCATTTTTATCTTCTTCTTTTTTTTGATAGTTCTCGCTTGATCCATGATATTGCCTGATATGATGTTGGTTTTCTGTTAACCATTCTTCGTATTGCTTTATGAACAGAAGGGTTAACATCTTCTGCTACTTTGTTATTATCAATAATAACAAAATTACTTTGACCAAACATTCTTTGTAATAAACCTACATTCTTTTGTACTTGTTTATGATTTTGTATTACAATGGCGTCTGGTACTTTTCTTGCTCTCATTTGATTTCTTTTAATAGCAACTTCTAAACTTGTATTTACAAATATCATGTAGGTATCGTAGCCAATATATTTCATTTTACTTGCTTCTGATTCTATTCTTGAAATATCTCTTGCTGTGCTATCTAATATAAGACCTAAACGACCTTCTAATGCAAGTTTCAACTGAACACCAGTTCTTGCTTTTGCCTTTGTTCTTATAGCATCACGCCTTGCAATTTCTTTTTCATCAGTTGTTGCCATGTTTAAAGACATACTTTCTTTATCTAAAGCACGAGCAAATGAGTTATCACTATTAATAACTTTTAATCCTATACCTGATAATGTTCTTTCTGAAACCCAAGACTTACCTGAACCAGGACCACCTGCAAGGAAAAATGCCTTGAATATATTAGGGTCATAAACACCTTCGGTTATGTATTGTTTAAAATCTCTCATATACTAAATGATGTTCCGCAACCACATTGTGATTTTGCTTTTGGGTTATTAAATGTAAAGAAACTACCAAATGTTTCGCTGTTATAATCTATTTCTATACCTGTTAGATATAGTTCATTTGTTCTGTGTACTAATAATCTATTGTCTATTACATGGTCATCTGTATCTTGTTCATCTTCAAATGTCCATTCGTATTCAAACCCAGCACACCCACCACCTTTCACCTGTAATCGAACATACTTTTTATCATGTTCTTTTAGCAAGTTACCAATGTGTGTATATGCATTGTCTGATATTGTTAAATCCATACTACTATTTATATACCTGCTGGCGCTATAACTTTCCACTTTGTCAACTTACTTTCATTTGGTCCGTAGTACATACCATCCCAATCACCTGTGCGAATATATCGTTTGATTATGCGAATATAAGCCTGAGCATCTATTCTTGTTCTCATAGCCTCATCTTTCTTTTTGTTACTCATTTCTGCTGTCTTTGATCGTTCAGTTTGTCCTGCTGCTTTTGCAATATCTTCTTGATTTTCAATCCACTTTTTAAGATTTGTATAAGACCACTCGTGGTCAGCTTCTAGTTCTAATATTGATGGGTGAACACCTGTCATTTTAGCAGGTTTCTTTCTAGACCGTAATTCTGCCATACGGTCTATATCTTTTTGTTTCTTTTCATCTATCACAGATAACCCAAAGAAATAATTGTATCAGTATTTATTTGCCAACAAGATTTTGTTTCACAATCTTTTACACCAATATAAGTTCCACTACCCATATCATTCTTCTTATCAAGCTTAAATATTCCCATAATGACTTCGCCGTTTTGTATAAACTCAATCATAGTTTTTCTTTTTAAATCGTGTCTTATAGCACTACCTCTATGTGTTTGTGATACTATGTTCATTATATAATCTCTCCTTTAAAGTTAATTTTACCTTGTTCCATAAAGTACTCGGTAAGTTCGTTGTAACCACCTATATGTTTCCCATCAATAGTTATCTGTGGTATTGTTCTTACTTGTTTGCCTAGTTCTTCAAACAGTTCAGGTAGTGATATATCTTTTGTCACCACCTTTTCTGTATATTTAGAACCAAGGCGTGTTAATAACGCCTTGGCTTTATCACAATAAACACAGGCAGGTTTAGTATAAACGATTATAGTCATAGGACTATTCTTCAACTACTGTAACAGGTTCAACAGGTACAGCAATTAAACTTTCAGTAGCATCTTTTGCTAGTTTATTAACGTCTATATCAGACTCTGCATTATCAACAATGTATTCTGCCAATCTGTTGTAGTCGCCGATACCCATTTTGAGTCCTATATATACTCGATAAGTACCTTGTGGTGTTTCAAATACACCTTTGTGCCATTCTTCATAACCAGTAACCTTTGTGTCTTTGATTATGTTGACAATAGTCTGGTCAATTTTAGAAGCAACTTTTTTGTTACCTTCTTTGCCATCCTCTGTCATGTAGTAATTAGCTCGTTTGTTTAACTCGCCCTCTAATTGGTCAGCAAGACTTGCTTTTGCAATTAGTATTGCTTTATCCATAGCCATTTGTAAGTCAGGACTTTCACCAGAACCTACACCGTAGATAAAGTTTTCAGCATCACGGTTTGTAATCAAACCTTTTTCAACTTGAGCGTCAATGTACCATTGTGGTACTTTGTTTAGAATAGCACCCTCTGTACTACCCTCTTGTTTAACTTTATAGGTTTTGTTTGTACTCGACTTACCTGTCATTGTTTTGGAACAATTAGTAAGTGTTAAACCTAGTAAAGCAATTAATATAATTTTAATCATGTTTTTTACCCTTTCACTTTTTGCATTATATTTGTTATAGCATCAATCGTATTATTGATATTAACTTTGTCCTTAAATGATCCCCAATGTACCGTAAGGACAACGGCACAAGTAATAATAACTATTAACTTGGTCATCATTCTATTTCCCAGACACCTTTTTCGTTTAAACACATCATCCCTGGTGTCTTGAAGGGATGGTCTGGTCTTGCATACATTCGACAATATGCAGGAACGGTTAAGTCGTTATAATAAAATGCTGCGAATAGTTCCCAATAATTAGGACCATCATATCCATCACTACATTTTAATACTTCTTCTTTTGTTATTGTTGTAACTCCATCTTTTATAACTGATGTTGTTACTGATTTAATCATACAAGGATTTTCATTTAACCATTGTGATTTTGTTTTACCGTGGTTACCGTAAGCACTATTACCTATACTGATTATACACATAAAACAAATTATAATAAATGTAATAATTAAAACTCTCATTAATTGATTATTATTCATTATTGTATAAACCATCTTCCGTCAGGCATTTGACAAGCAGTTCCGTGTTCTGTTTCTCTTTTAATACCACTTAATGGCCAAAATTGAGTAATACTAATTGTTGATTCATAGTCTTTACATTTTTTAATACCAACAAGATAGGTTCTATTAATCTTAACTGAACCCCAATTACCTGTTACACTATTGCCCCAATTAGTATTTGAAATTTTACCTGGTGATGTATTTAAAGTATCTACAAATACAGCGGTGTGTACATTGTAATCGTTATGGTAAAATAAACTAGACCCTAACCATGCACCCGCAAGTGTACAAGCAGCAGTTAATTGTATATTTGTATTTAATAATGCACGGCAGGTTGTGAACCCACTTACTGCACCAGCACCTGTACCTATGTGTGTCTTAACTTGATTCTGTGAACATCCTGCAAGTAAGAATACTAATACTATAATATATTTCATCTGCCTATATCCTTTATATCTTTTTTACTAATAACCATACTCGGACCTTTGTTGTAGGCAGGTGC